GCAGGATCTAGGCTGAAGCCTGTCCGTGGTAGAAAGCTTGTGGCGGATGACCGTCGCCATTGTGAGGATTAGGAACAATACGCTTCACCCCAACCAAAAGAAATATCCCGGAATGACCCGTTGGGATGTGCTCGTAGCCAAAATCAATCCGACCCTTCGACCGCTTGATAAACTGACCTTGAGCAGATATATCGGAGAAAAGGTAGATACCAGTATTCGTAGAAATTCCACAGTACGTGTGGCAAATGCAGACTGGTGGCTGAGCGGTCCGGAAGTGCTGGAGCAGCTGGAACCAAACAACCGCAGGGTGACGGCCTACTACCTGCCGGATGAAGAGGGTAAGCCTACGGATGTCTTCCTGTTCCAGAACGACCGCTACCTTGACAAGGTTCGTCCGGTAGTGACTTACAACCGGGTGATGGCAGAACAGACCGAAGAAGACCGGGCAGCCTATACAGAGCAAAACAAAGTTCTGAGTCATTTCAGCAAATACCTCAATGACCACGCCATCGGAAAGGTGGGAACCGGTACACCGGATCAGCCAACGGATGATCCGGAAGAGGAACTGGAACTTCCCCCGGTGGAACTATCCGATGATTTGCCAGCCGACTTGTCGGCAGATCCGGAATCAGATTATGAATGGCACACCGGAATAAGCGAGGCAATGAGGGCCATCAGTGACATGTAAGAACAGAATTAGAACAACATTAAAACAGCGTTAGAATTATGATTACAGAAGCGCAAAAACAGAAGATTTTAGCAGCGATAGCCGCCAACCGTGTGAACTATCCCAGTGATGCCAAGCATGCTGCCTCTTTGGGCATCAGTACGTCTGTGTACAGTGCAATCAAGAACGGACAGACAGACAAAGCCCTGAGCGATGCCAACTGGATAAGCATTGCCCGGAAATTAGGGGTGAACCTCCGTGGTGAAATGGAATGGAAAGCAGCCAAGACCCCGACCTTTGAATATATCACAGCCCAGCTGGAGTTTTCACAGCAGTCCAGCCTGTCGGGTATCTTGTGCGACATGCCCAATATCGGCAAGACTTTCACGGCACGTTATTATGTGCAGAGCCACAAGAATGCCGTTTATATCGACTGCTCGCAGGTAAAGACCAAATTGAAGCTGGTACGCAAGATTGCTGCAGAGTTTGGGGTGGACAGTAAGGGAAAGTATTCTGATGTGTATGAAGACCTGGTATATTACCTCCGTTCTATGGAAACCCCGCTTATCATCCTCGATGAAGCAGGCGACCTGCAGTATGAAGCTTTCCTTGAACTGAAGGCCTTGTGGAATGCCACTGAACGCTGCTGCGCCTGGTACATGATGGGGGCAGACGGATTGAAAGAGAAAATCAACCGCTCCATAGAATGTAAGAAGGTGGGCTATACCGAAATGTTGAGCCGTATGGTGACCGGTACAGCAAGGTGACACCAGATGATGGCAAGGAGCGCGAACAGTTCTTGAACAACCAGGCACGTATTGTGGCCAAGGTAAATGCCCCGGCAGGTGCTGATATAGCCCAGATTGTACGGAAGACACGCGGTGGTTTGAGAAGAGTCTATACTGAGATTGAAAAACTTAAAATGACTGCAGAATAATGAAGCGTGCGTACAGTCCGAAGGAAATAGCCGCCAAGAAATGGGTTACTCTGCCATGGGATGAGAAATGGAGCAAGCCTTTCGGATTCCCGGCAGAGAATGCTTCGTGGTTCATCAGTGGTGCCAGTGCCAGCGGGAAGAGCAGCTTTGTAATGCAGCTTGGAAAGGAACTGTGTAACTATGGGACGGTGCTGTACATGAGTTACGAAGAGAAAATCAACCAAAGTTTCCAACGGCGTATGGGTTATTTGAAGATGAATGAGGTGCAGGGCAAGTTTCGCGTGGTGACAGAAGGTAGTCTGGAGGAAGTGATTGCCCGACTGAAAAAGCCGAAAAGCCCGAAGTTCATCATCATCGATTCCTTCCAGGTGGCCGGATGGGACTATCCGCAGGCTGTGGAATTGATGGAAACCTTTCCGAAGAAATGTTTCATCTGGATCAGCCAGGAAAAGAAGAGCCAGCCGATGGGTGGCGGTGCGTTGCGGCTAAGGTACATCAGTGATATGAAGATTCGGGTGGTCGGTTATAAAGCTTATTGTCAAGGCCGCTCCATTGGAGACCCGGGAAGCTATTATGTGGTATGGGAGGACGGAATCATTCAAACAAGTAATAATTTACCAAAGTGATTATGGATAATAACGAAAAGGCTTTTGAAAGCTACACCGGAACAGAAGTGTTCCAGATTCTGCTGGACGGAAGTTCCAGCAGGGCAGTGTTGGATGACTGGCTGGAGAGAAATATCCAAAGTGACCTGAAAGTGAGAAGAGCGAAAACGCCCGGTCATGTCGTAATAGAAACGGGTGATGTCTTGTTTGCACGTAATGTGCTGATATGGAATCCAAGTTGTAAAGTCAACATCAAAAAGAAGTGATATGGAAAAAGACAAAGTTTACATCAGTGGGGCAATAGCCCACTACAATATCGATGAGCGCAAAGGTGCATTCCTCGATGCTGAAAACAGATTGCGTGCTATGGGGTTCAATCCGGTGAATCCATTTAAAAACGGACTTCCGGATGAAGCGCACTGGAGAGAGCACATGCGGGCGGATATACGCTTGTTGCTGGATTGTGAGTATATCTATATGCTGAAGGACTGGGAACTGAGCAAAGGTGCTAAACTGGAGCTTGATGTGGCCAGTTCGTGTGGCATTAAAGTATTGTTTGAATAACATAAAATCATCATGATATGGCACAGGAAGTAACCAATTTCGCCCGGTTCTATGCATTGTTCAACAAGCTGCCCTGTACAGGAGACCGGGAAGAATTCAAGAAAAGCATTGTGCTGCAGTACACGTGGAACCGGACGGACAGTCTGAAGGAAATGACGGCCAAGGAGTATGAAGCCTGTTGTACTGCTCTGGAGAAACTGAGCGGACAAGACGAATGGCGGCAGAAGCTGCGTGAGGAGCTGCGGCGGAAACGGAGTCTCTGTCTGAACCTGATGCAGAAGCTGGGTATAGATACATCTGACTGGGCACGAATCAATGACTTCTGCAGTAATCCCCGAATAGTCGGCAAGGCGTTCAGACAGATTACGGTGGACGAACTGGATGAACTGGCGGTAAAGCTTCGGTCCATACAACGGAAAGGCGGCTTGAAGCCAAAGAAAGAAAAGCAAACGATTAACCCCATGAGCATGGTGTCACTCATTCAGATTGACCCTGATGCTCCGGCAAACTGATAGGATATGGAAAATAGAAACACAAAGATTTTAGAGAATCTGAAAAAGGAAATCAACCTGCTTGCCTCTGATATGGAGAAGCAGGATGCAGCCGAGTTTTATAGCGAACTGGCTGATTGGGCATACGCCAACGGAGAGGCTATGCTGATGGAAGACGAACCTGAAATGCAGGATTATGAAAACCAATAACCCCAAAAAACAAGAATCATGGAAGAAATGAAACAAACGACCGTGGTAATGACGGCAGAGGAAAAGGCGGAATTTGAAGCCTTCCAGAGAGAAAAAGCAAAGAAAGCGGCAGAGGAAAAAGCCAAGAATGACCGCGAAATGTACAAACAGATGGTGGATGAGGAGATAGCCAACTCCATTCCGGTACTGCTGGGCATCAGTGAGCAGATCAAGGCAAGCAAGCAGACTGTGATGGACAACTTCAAAACCATTCTGGAAATGAAGGCAGACCTTTTCAAGACCAAGGTGAAGGATGACCAGCGCAGCCATACCTTTACTAACAGTGAAGGCGACAAACGAATCACGCTGGGTGTGTATGTGACCGACGGTTACCGTGACACGGTGGAAGACGGTATAGCCATTGTGAAGGAATATATCGAAGGCTTGGCCAAAGATGAAAAGACCAAGGCACTGGTGAGCATGGTGCTTCGTCTGTTGGCCCGTGATGCCAAGGGTACGCTGAAGGCTTCGCGCATCGTGCAGCTTCGCAAAGTGGCCATGGAAACCGGAGATGACCGTTTCATTGAAGGTGTACGCATCATTGAGGAAGCCTACCAGCCGGAAGTGAGCAAACAGTTCATCCGTGCTGAGATTAAGAACGAAAACGGAATGTGGAAACCTATTCCACTGGGAATGACAGAATCTTAATATGAATTGATATGATACAGAATATAGAAAAGCCCTCTAAAGTAGCCTTGTGCCGTGTATGTCACGGCACAGGCCGCATAAAAACAGGTGATTATTCCACTTTTCCGACCTATGGTGTTTGCCCCCAGTGTGAAGGAAGTGGTCGGGTAACGGTAAGTGCAAAAATGACGCTTGACATCCGTCCCTATAAACCTAAAGTAAAACCGTCTATGAACGATTAAACCTATATGGGAAAGCGGCACGGAGTTAGTTATCAGAAGCGTGTAGTAGAAGTAAACAGGATATATGACCATTATGCCAGTCACGGCGTACCGAACCGTGAAATATGGCGGCGGTACATATATCCTGTGTATGCTATTAGTGAGCGTACATTCTACAATATGCTTAAGGCGTCCGCAGACCCTAAAAATGATTTGCCGGACGATACGGTACAATTGAAATTTAACTTTGACTGGGAATGAACGAAGACGTTAAAAAAGTAGTGGCCCGGATACTGAAAGACATTCAGGTGGAAATGAGCGATGAGTTTGACAAGAACTTTGAGCGGCAAGCTTTTTTCAGTGAGAAATGGCAGCGGCGGAAAAGTCCCATCCGGGATGAAGGCAGAGCCATACTGACAGATACCGGGGCGCTTCGGAAAAGTATTGGGAGCCGGACGACGGAAAACAGCATGACCTTCTTTACCTCTCTGCCCTATGCGGACAAGTTCAGGCCTAG